CTATTCATGGATATGCTCAAAGAAAGAGCAGAAACAGGCCGTATCTACATAATGAATATTGACCATTGTAATACTCATTCTAGTTTTAAAGATAAGATTACAATGTCAAATCTATGCCAAGAAATTACATTACCAACAGACCCTATTCAACACATTGATGGTGCTGGAGAAATTGCATTATGTATTTTAAGTGCATTAAATGTAGGTAAGATTAATAATATCGAAGAACTAGAACCTTTATGTGAACTTGCAGTAAGAAGTTTAGATGAGATTATTGACCATCAACTTTATCCTGTTAAGGCTGCCGAAGTATCTACAAAGGCAAGAAGAAGTTTAGGTATTGGTTATATTGGTCTTGCACATTATATTGCTAAACATAAAGTTAAGTATTCAGATAAAGAAGCATGGAAGTTAGTTGATGAATTAACAGAAGCATTCCAATTCTATCTATTAAAACATAGTAATGTTCTTGCACAAGAAAAAGGTAAGAATGATTACTTTGATAGAACAAAATATTCCGATGGTATCCTCCCGATTGATACTTACAAACCCGAAGTAGATGAAATCGTTAAACGAAAACTCAGCTACGATTGGGAATGGTTAAGAAAAGAAATCAAAAAACATGGGCTGCGACATAGCACACTTTCAGCTCAAATGCCATCAGAATCCTCTAGTGTGGTATCTAATGCAACAAATGGCATTGAACCACCTAGAGATTATTTAAGTATTAAAAAATCAAAGAAAGGTACTTTAAAACAGATTGTACCTCAATATGCGACATTAAAGAATAATTATACTTTATTATGGGACATGGCTAGCAATGAAGGATATATAAATATCGTTGCAGTAATGCAAAAGTATTTTGACCAGGCAATTAGTGGTAACTGGTCTTACAATCCCGAAAATTATGAAGACAATCAGGTGCCTGTATCAGTAATGGCACAAGACCTTTTGTCAACATACAGATTAGGTTGGAAGACTTCTTATTATCAAAATACATATGACGCTAAAAAAGATATTGATGAACCAACACATCCAGTAGGTTGGGCAGATAATGTAAAAGAAAATCCAGTTGAACGAACAGAGTTTAACGGTACTGACGAAGAATACGAGGAGTATTGCGAGTCTTGTACAATATAGAGAAAGGTAAACTATGGCATATTTGTGTGTCAATACACCTCATGTTGATGTGTATGTTAAGAAAGAGTATCTATATGATGGCAACAAAGGACATGGTGAGTTTGTCGAAGGAGTATGGGTAACAGCTAAGTCAATACAAGGTAGAGCATTATACTTTGAAACTTATATTCCAGAGTATGGCGCTTTGTATGATAAGTTACCAATAAGTGCATTTGTATGGAAAAAAGATATACAAGAAGATGTGCCGTTGACAGAATTGCAATTATGGGATTGTTTTAGTTATGATATTACAATTATTGAAAAACAAATGCTTTCAGGTAATCAATGTAAGTATTTGTCGCCAAGTAAAAAATGGTATAAAGGTTGGTATATGTTTACAATAGACAATGCTAACTCAACAAATTTAGAAAGAAATGTGACTTATAGTGAAGTACCTAGTCAACATAAGTCATTTAATATATTGAAATTAGAAAATGGTTACTTTGCAGCTCAACCGAACAACAGAGTAATATTTTATGATAAGAGTTATACTCCTAGTGAGTTGAAGTTTCCAGACTTCAATGTGTCCACCAAAGAGTATAGTGTAGAATGTGAACAAAAGTGGACAGCTGGTGATGACGATAAGTTTTTTTATGATTTAGAGGAGAGAAAAGAATAATGGCAAAAAATGTATTTAACAGAGAAAAAGGTTTAGATGTGACCAAACAACCAATGTTTTTTGGTGAAGACCTACAGGTTCAACAATATGCGGATATGAAATATCCTATATTTGATAAGTTGAATCAACAACAGTTAGGGTATTTCTGGAGACCTGAAGAAGTATCGTTACAAAAAGATAGAAACGATTACTTACAACTTAATGAACAACAAAAGTTTATCTTTACATCAAACCTAAAATATCAAACTATGTTAGACTCTGTACAAGGCAGAGGACCTTGTTTGGCATTTTTACCATTTGTATCTAATCCAGAATTAGAAGGCTGTATTGTTACATGGGATTTCATGGAAACAATTCACAGTAGAAGTTACACATATATAATTAAAAATTTATATTCAAATCCAAACGAAGTATTTGATACTATCATCACAGATGAAAAGATTGAAGCTAGAAGTGCCTCAGTTACAAAAGCATATGATGATTTAATTGATATGGGTTATAAATGGCACCTTGATAAAAGTAAGGTCGACCTTTATGAACTTAAAAAGAAAATGTATCTTGCAATGGCAACTGTAAACATTTTAGAAGGCCTTAGATTCTATGTTTCATTTGCGTGTTCATTTGCATTTGGTGAACTTAAAATGTTAGAAGGTTCTGCTAAGATTATTTCATTTATTGCTAGAGATGAAAGTCAACACCTTGCAATGTCGCAAACTATCATTAATAATTGGCATGATAGAAATGATGACAAAGATATGTTAAAGATTAGGAAAGAATGTGAGAAAGACCTATATAAAATGTATGATGACGCATTGAACGAGGAGAAAAGGTGGGCAACATATCTATTTTCCAAAGGAAGTATGATTGGACTATCCGAAAAACTGTTACACCAGTTTGTAGAATATATGGCCAATCGAAGAATGAAGGCAATCGGCCTTACACCACAATACGACCAAAAAACAAATCCACTTCCGTGGGTAGACCATTGGCTGAATTCAAAGGGTACACAAAACGCACCACAAGAAACAGAAATTGAATCATATGTTATTGGTGGTATTAAACAAGATGTTAAGAAGGACCAATTTAAAAAATTTAAACTATAATGGTTGAGAAAAGAATAAAAAGCTGTTCGTCCTGCGAAACTAAATATACCGTAGCATGGGATATTGAGGAACAAGATTTGGAACCTCTTACTTGCCCATTTTGCGGATATGAGGTAGACAATGAAGAAGACCAAGAAGAAGTCTGGTCAAACGACAGCGACAGTAACGAAGACGATAATTGGAATTGATTATAGTTTAACAAGTCCTGCTATCTGTGTAAATATAGATGGTGACGCAGGCTTAATGTTTTATTATTTGACTTCTAAAAAGAAGTATATCGGAATGATGAGTGAGGAGATTGTAGGTTATGAACATAAAGAATGGAAAGACCCGATTGAAAGATTTAAATATATATCTGACTTTGCATTGGATATTATTTCTCCACTCATTAACCCTTTGGTATATATTGAGGGTTACTCCTTTGGTTCAAAAGGTCAAGGCATTTTTCAAATTGCCGAAAACTGTGGAATCCTCAAGTACAGATTACAAGAAGAACAAATCCCTTATGATACAGTTGTCCCGAGTGTGGTTAAAAAAGGCGCTACGGGAAAAGGAAATGCGGACAAAGAAATGATGTATAACGCATTTGTAGCTGAAACAAATATTGATTTAAAATCTATTTTAGAAACAGATAAAGTTGGTAATCCTGTTTCAGACATTGCAGATAGTTATTTTATACAAAAAGTTGGTTATGAGAATAGTATTAAGAGCACAAAAATATCCAGATAGTTTATACGGCGATATACAAGAGTTTGATTTAGACGAAATCAGATGTGTGCCTAGAGATAAGTGGTTAAAAGAAAGAATGGACCAATTTGATTATTGGACTTCTTTTGAAAAACATGGTATGATTTATCCTATTACAGTATCGCCACATACCGAAGATTGGGTACAAGGTATTATTAAACAAACTGTAAACGGCGAATACAAAAAACCTCAACACATAAAAGCAAATGGTGATGTAAAACCTGGATTATATGTTCAAACAGGTAACAAAAGAGTTTATTGGGCTAGAGAACAAGGTTATACTCACATTGAGGGTTATTTGATTGTAAATAAAGAAGACAAAGCGAAGCTTAGAAGTCAACTACATATACCACATGATGAGGCACCTAGATGATTAACATACCAGATACATTAATGACAACTGATGGTTATACACCACATAAATTTATACATGATTTTGTAAAACATTGGGAAGATTTAAGAGAAGAATGGCCAGAGGCAAGTTTATTTAAAGAAGAAGGTCATATCAAACCTAGAAAACATAGCCAAAGACCTCATTTAAGAATGTTCATGTGTTACGCACCTTGGGCTGATAGTCCATATTTCGACAAATACAAAATACAAAGATATCAATTAACTGAAACCTGGGATTATTTTGTTGATAAACTTTTTAGTAGTAAAGAATATTCTGATTGGTTAAAAGACACATTAGAAATACCAGGAAATAATTTTAAATATAGATTTGATTGGCATTTAACAAAATGGGGACAAGATGTATCTCCTCATGTTGATAGTGCTGGTAAGTTAGGTAGTCATCTTATGTATTTTATGCCAGAGGGTTGGAGTGATAAGTGTGGTGGACAAACTATATTCTATAAAGGTAAACTTGTTGACAACATGAATCCAGAATCTAAAGACTTTGCACATAGTCAAGTATATAATAATACAGGCAACACTTCATTGTTATTTAAAAATACTGAAAATGGTTGGCATGGTGTTACAGAGGTTACAAGTGATTTAAACAGGCAGATATTTAATGTGGTGATTTTAAAAAATGATTAGTAATGTTTGGAATAAAGATAGAACAAGATTAGATTGGACATTTCCAACTAAAGAAGTCGCAGGTATTAAATTCAAATATGATAAAGACAATAGACTTATCAATAAAAGAATGAATACCTTTTTTACAAAAGAACCAAAAACATTAGAGTGGATTGATAGTTTTAAAAAAGATGAAATA